TCCTCGGGTCCCATGGTGCGCATCAATGACCGCTTCCTGAACGACCGCGCGCAGCTCTTGGCCACCCTCACTCACGAGCTGATTCATATCCAAGGAGGCTATTTCCTGGAGCCCCCCGATGACATCGAGGGCGTCAACCGCTCCTACTTCATCGAGAGCCGGACGTCCACTGCCACCCTCGAGGTCCTGGCGGCCATGTGCCGGTACGGAAATCCCGTATCCTGCCAGGCCTTCTGGGGAGACCTCGAAATCCTGGCTCGCCGGTCCCTGCAGGCCAAGGCCGGCCGGGCGGGGCTCTTAGGTCTCTACGAGCGATGGGCCTCCATCTTTCTCCGGGATGATGCCGGGGACATGAAAGCCGAGAAAATGGACCGCTTCTGGGCCGGCGCCCGGGCCGAGCAACTCCAGATCATCGAACGCTACGGCGAGCTCCCCTGGCAGGAACAGGTTCTGCCGGGCATCTGCGGCCAGCCCCTCGTCACCGGAACGCTTCGACTGATCGGCGAGGACAAAGGCCGCCCCCTCATGCAGGTCCTGGCGATGCCCTTCGACGACACCAGGGCGATGCTGGGCCTCCTGACGGAGCTCCTGTGTTACATGACAACTTGACAGCCGCCGGCGCCTGTGGTAGACTGTCCCTGCCGGTAGAGACCGCTCCCGTTACGCGGGAGCTCGGTTCTCTCCCTCGGACCAGGGATCTCCCTATGCCGGCCGGCCCCGTCGGGGAAACGTCTCGGGCACATCCCGGGCCGACGGGGCCGAATATCAATCCAGCGCCAGTCCTTCGGGGCTGGCGCTTTCGTTCAAGTCGCCCTTGACACCCCAGACGATCGTGGTAGACTTCTTGCAGCCCAGGAGGCCACATGAACCCTCTCAACCGTTACGCCCTTCGCGTCGAAAACCTGCGCCGCCAACGCCGCGACTGGATCGAAGTCCAGATCTATGACTACGCCCGCACGCTGGAGGGCGCCAACGACCAACTCCACAAGGCCATCGGCATCCTCGGCTTCATGTGGTGCATGACGATCTTCGTACTGGTCGTCGTGCTGGCAATCCTGTTGTGAACGCCCGCGACGACCTTCTCGACGCATCCGCCTACGCTATGGCCCACTTGATCTTCCCGCCCACGCGGCGCTGGCGGCACGGCCGCTGGAGTCATGTAACGCACGGCCCGGACGACTGGGCTGTCACCTGGAACGAGGGCGGCCGCTGGTGCACACTCTCCTTCTGGCGCCGGCCGCCCAACTTGTTCCATGCCTACCGCGTCGCCCTCGGCCAAAATCCCAACGCGGGCTCGGCCAATCTCCGGCTCTGGCTCGGCCTCCACCTTGGTCAACAACTCATCGTCGGCGTCGAGATCCAGTTGCCGGTCCCGCTGCGACTCCTGGACTGGCTCGACCCATGAAGGACCACCCAACCCACTTCACCGTGCCCGATCTGCCATGGCGTAGACGGACGTGGTGGCAGCGCCTCCTAGCGGCCCTGCGGCGATACCGATGACTGGCCCCGTCTGCCCCGTCTGCGGCCAGGTGGCCCAGACCATCTCCCGCATGTCGACCACCCATGGCGTCCTGTCGGTCTCTCGCCACACGGACGGCAGCGAGTGCCGCTCCGTCATCAACCGCCCGCGGATCGAGACCGGCGGGAACGAAGAGCCCGAGGAGGAAGAGGAATGACTCCCGCCGACGAGCTCTTCCTGCACTGCCGCGCACATCACCTCCCCCGGCCGGTGCTCGAGTACAAGTTCCACCCCGAGCGTCGGTGGCGCTTCGATATGGCCTGGCCCGAGAAAATGGTCGCCTGCGAGATCGAGGGCGGCACCTGGGTGGCCGGCCGGCACGTCCGTGGGCTAGGTTTTCGCAAAGACTGCGAGAAGTACAACGAGGCCGCCATCCTCGGGTGGCGCGTCCTCCGGGTGGTCTCGGAGCAGATCCACAGCGGTGAGGCTACGGCATGGCTCGTGCGCATTCTTTCCTAATACAACCGGTCGACCCAGCACAAGTCGATGCGTCTGGCAGTCTGGAGTGCCCCACCATATTCATTCACGGCAAGCTGAAACTGTGGCGAGGCAGACCTCCGCCCGCATATCTGCAGGTTGCTGACTTCAACAGCGACGTCTCCTCCACTATCTTGCACGAAGCCTATCACGCGGCTGCGTCCCTGCTGTGTTTGGGCATGGACCACCAGATCGTCGTTCACAAGAATGGCCATGGACACTCGCGCAGCTATGAGTCGCGTAGGTGGGAACGCATAGCCGTTTGGCTGGCGCCCGCTCTACTCAACGATCTGTCGCATGGAGACGTCCAATACCTAGTGACGTGCAACCGTCACGCTGTAGCGTACGCGTGGGGTTGGCTGCACAAAAACCGCCGTCGCGTCCAACGTGTAGCCAAAATGCTCGCCAGGCGTTTCGGGAGTCGCCCGGGCCGACTCGACATCACAGGCGTCACGTGGCGCTGTGGCGTCATCGCTAACATCAGAGCAACCAAGACGCCTTACAAGAAGGCGCACTGGTGAGTCCCGACCAGCGCGAGCGCGTCAATGCCATCATGCTGGCCATTGCCAAGCGGGCCGCCCGCCGCAAGCCCGGCAGAGTTACGCTGCGCACAACGCAGCGCCGCCAGCAAGTCCCAGGCGTCGACGGCCGCCGCCGGCCGCTGTCGGCCGAGCATCGCGCGAAACTGTCGACCGCCCACAGCCACCCGCGAGGCCCCATGTCCGAGGTGCAGAGGCGCGCTATCTCTGAGGCGCAGCGGCGCCGGTGCGGCGTGCGTATGTCTGATTGCCACCCCGATCGCTCCCATTGGGGCCTCGGCAAGTGTAGGCGGTGCTACAACCGTGACTACATGAGGGAAAGAAGACGACATGCTAGACCTTGACGGCATCGAGCAATCGCTACCGATCGACCGAGGCCGGACACACTGGCAGGGATGCTACACCGAGTGGAGGCATCGCGCCTGCGCCATCGTGCGTCTGCTGGCCCTGGCGCGAGCTGGGCGTCTAATGCGCGCCGCGGGGGCCAATCTACGCGTTTGCTCCGCGGTGCGCGAGACGGGCTCCTGTGGGCAGTGTGAGAGGCTTTGGGACGAGGCCGAAGCCGCGTGGCGGGAGGCGGACGGTGCTTGAGGGCGAGCAGCGCACTGACCTCGTCTACGATGCCGAGAAACTCTCGGGGGTCTACGCGCTCAACCCACTAGGTCACCCGGCGGAGGCTCAGACGCTCGCCTCCTGGATTGTCAGACAACCGTGGTGGACAAAAGAGGTCTCAGGTGTAAATAAGGTCGAGGTGGCTTACATTCCTGTATGGGACCGCACGTCCTGCATGCACGACCGGATCACCCGGGCCAGAATGGAGATCACCATCCCGGGCCTCAGTCAGGGCCTGGTCTACCACGAGATGGGCCACTGCGCCCGCGGGGATGTCGACAACAGCCACGACCGCCCCTTCCTCAAGGCGCACTTCGCAATCCTGCGCCATATGGACTGGGGCGTCCTCCTGCCTAGATATGCTCGGGCGCTGCTCGATCGAGACTTGGTCACAGGGAGAGAGAAATGGATTCAGCCATACCTCATCGGATGACGGGCCGCGAGTGGGCCGCCAACCTCGGTGACGTCATCGTCGACCCGGACGGATGGCGCCGAGACGACGGCGTTGACTTCGACCGCACGCCGATCGCGCGCGACGAGTACGAGAGACGAGTCGTCATGTGCACCATGATGCTGCCGCGCAAAGCCGGTTGGCGCATGCTCTTTGGTTGAAGTCGCCATTGACGCGTGGGTCACGTTGCAAGAATCGTGCCAGCCAAAAAGGGTTCTCAACCCCCAGATCTAGGACTCTTCGATGCCAAGACCCCAACATCTGGCGTCTTGACTTTCGTCAAAAAAAACGGTACGCTTGACACAAGCACTTGCGTCCTCGCAGAAGTGCGCAGTGCGCGGAGCGAGGCTGCAGTTGCTCATGAGTAACTCATCAGCTAGATTAGGAGTAAGGCATGTGGCGTTTCAGCATCTGGTGGCAACGTGTGAACTATGACTGGCTCGCCGTTCCGGTGGCGCTGGTCGTGACGACGTTGGCGCCATTCGTGGCGGCTGGGATCGCGATCTACGTTTTGGTGGCGTGGCTGTGGGCGTCCTAGCCGAACTCAAGGTCGGCGATTCGGTGCAGGTGGTCAAGTCGCCTTATCTGGACGCGCGCCCGAAGAACGTCGGCAAAATCACGACGGTCTGGGGTCCGGGGCAGGCCGGCGACACGCTGTACGAAGTCATCTTCCCCGGGATCTCCTGGGGCTTCGCGTTCTACCGGGCAGAACTGGCATGGGTGGCTGCGCCGGCGGGAGTAAGGGAATGAGCGACCAGACGGAACGCCCCCGGTACGAGTACGACGCCGAGGAAGGGTTCTTCGTAGACAACGGAGACTTGGATGAGGATGGCCTGGGGGCCGAACTTGTCACCGAGGAAGTCGTCGCCCTGCTGAATGCTGGGGAAGAGGTGAAGGCACGGGAGGAGGCGGAAAGCGACGAGGCCGTGGTGCGCTATGTGAACTCGGTCGGCGGCAGGACCATCCATCGTCTTTGGCGAGACACGATGCGCGACCAGGGCCGGGACACGATCTACAGGGACGACTGGGACAAGTTGGCGCTGTACGACCAGGTGCTTGACCGGGCCATTGCCCTTGGCCTGCTGATGGACTTTCTCGGCCATGTCTCCGCAATTGTCTCGGGGAGGTTGGCCGCCTCGGAGCCGCCGGGGGAGGAGGGGACGTGACACCGACACCGGAAGAAGCGCTGGCCGACATGCTTGACAAGGCCCTCCTTTTGGATGAGACCAACGAGGGAGTGTGGCCGACTCCGCAACGGATTCGCGAGTGGCAGGAGGTTCTTGGGGACGCCCTGGCGGCCTCGCGGGAGCGGGTGCGGGAGCTGGAGGAGGAGAACGTGGCGTTGCGGGCTAACGCCTCCGTGTCCGTAGTGAGGCGACTGGTTGAGCAGGGCGCCCTCCGCGGCCCATCGACCGCAGGAGCCGAGGGAGAGCAGGGACTGGAGGAGCGGACGTGAGACTCCCCAACGACCTCGAGCGATTCCTGATGGTCGGCGCCCCCGATCGGTGTCTGGTGTGCGGCCACGCGCTTTTGGTCTTCTGGTCGAAGCTGGCGCACGTCACCATGGTGGTATGCCCGATCAACCGGGATCACGAGCGGTGGCGCTGGACCCATGCCGAAGAACGCGCCGCGGGCATAGATGTGGCGGCTGAGGCTTGACAAACCCACAGGGCTGGTGTAGAATGCTGGCGTAGGTGCCGGCCACTAGATGGCCGGTGGGCCTCCACTGGGAAATCCCCAACCTTGGCCCGGGGCGTCCGCGAGGGCGCCCTTCCTCGTTTCGGCTGCTTGACAGAACGCCCTTTCTGGTGTACAATCTTCGGCTGCCATGTCTGACGACCCCCTAGATCTGCTGGACGACGAAGACGAAGGTGAGCCGGCCGGCGGGGCGTCGTTGAGCCTGGACGAGCAGGTGCCCCCCGGCCGGGGAGATCCTGGCCCTACGAGCGGGGGGGGCAAGCTGATCTGGACGCACGAGCAGACGCGCGAGATGGGCAGACTGGGGGGCAGACGCAAGCAAGAGAACATCACCAAGGCGCGCGAACTCCTGGAGGGCCTTGGACTTGATCCTGACGATTACAGCCTCAAGCTCCTGGCGCGCCAGGTTGCCTCCGACAAGCCCGGTGCCACGTCTGCGCACAAACTGCTGCGACAGGTGGCCGGCAAGGACGGAGCGCGCTCTGAGGCTGGCGACACGTTCGTCGTGCAGTTGGATCAAAGGTCGGCCGGCCAGTTGATTGCCGCCCTGACGCAGCCGGCGTCGAAAGTAGACGTCCTGCGCATCACGGGCGAACAAGTTGTCCGCATCGACCATGACGGCGGGTCTCTCTGGATCGACGCTCAGGGAGCCGCCCGCATCGAGCCGCTTCTATAATCAGAAAGGACATCATGCATGAACGAAGTCGCGCTGTTTGCCGCCGCACTGTTTTTCGGGTTCCTGGCCACCGAGGGCCTCGTCGAATTCTTCCTCGGGGGCCTGTTCGACAAGGTCGCGGCGCTCTCGCCCTTGAAGTGGACGCTGATGTACGTTTCGGCGCTCGCGGGCGTCGGTCTGGCGCTGGCCTACCAACTCGATCTTCCGGCCGTCGTCTTTGGCTTCGAGGCGAGCACCCTCGGCGTTGTGCTGACCGGTCTGGTGATCGGACGCGGAGCCAACTTCGTCAGCGACGTGTTCTCGAAGATCAAGGGCGCCCAGAAGCAGCCCGCTCCTCTGGGGCCGTAGCCTTGGCGCACCCGGGGCCTCACTGCCAGGGCTGCCCGGAGTACGTCCCACCGTCGGCGTTGCGCAAGACGTGCAGCGTCGTTTGGCCTTGGGACCATAACAAATTATCTCCCGAGCAGGCTCTCGCCCACCTCTTGGCTCTTGGGGTGGACGAGGTTTGCATTCGCGCGCCCGTGTACTTTGCTCCGCTCCAGCCCACGCATCTCGCGCCCGTTGCGCAGGCGTTCCACGACGCACTGGTCGCGTTGTGCATGTCGGCCGACATCGACATCTCGCTGTGGCCGGTGATCTCGCTCTACAATCCCGAGTTGCAGGCGGATCGCATCGCGGAGTACGCCGAGCACTACGATCCCGAGGGGATCTTCCTGGACGCCGAACGCCACTGGGTGCTCGACTACATCGCGAACTTGCCGCGCTTCCTGGATCGGTTGGCTACTCACAAGGCGGCGGGGCGCATCAAGTGCCCGGTCGGCCTGGCGTCTTACCGGCGCGCGTCCGGGTGGCCGACGATGCACTGGCCGGTCTGGCTCAAGCATCAACTGTCCGGGCTTTACACAATCGACTTTCTGGCTCATCAGCTTTACCCAATCGGCTGGAATCTGCCGGATCAGTACGCCTACCAAACGCGCCTGGACGTTCAGAGTCACGAGGAAGAGGTGCGGAAATCTGGTCGGCTTCCGATGGATTGGTTCCCGTTCCTGCCGGCCTTTGCCGAGAGCGGCTGGACCGCCAAGGGCGCCGGCGTCCAGCGGCAGGTTGAGCAACTGCAGGCCATGGTGGGAGAGCGCCTACTCGGCGTGAATGCGTGGAGCTTAGACCAGGACATGATTCTCAAGGGGCCGACCGTGAACCCGGCGCTGCAGTCGGTCTACACTTACTTCCAAGGGGCTCTACGTGTCTGACGAGACGTCCTATCGCGCCGACGACAACCTGGTGGCGACGGCCGTGAGCCTTGTCACTAACGGCGGAACGGTGTCGCCGAAGGAGTCGCGCCGCCTGACGATGGGCCTGGTGCTCGATCTGCGCGAGCGGTCGATCGACAACTCGAGGAGGTTAGACGCTATCGAGCGCAGCCCTTTCGCGAGGCCTGGCAAAGTGTTTTGGGCGCTCTCGGCCATTGGCTTCGCGACCGTCAGCTTGATCGTTGTGGCGGTGTACACGAGCGAGGTTGCGATCCCGTTCTCCAAGTGGCTCGGCGGCGTTCTTCTGAAATTGGCGGGATAGATGAACCCCGAAGTCGCGCGGTTCGCGCTTGAGGCTGGACACCTCGAGGCTATTCAGCGAGTTGTGCAGTCCGACTCGCCGGCTGGCTATCGCGCTTTTCACGCGCTCATTCACGACAAGGTGTTGCCGCGGCACGCAAGCAAGTGGATCGACGATGTCTATCTTGCGCGCGCACAGGGCAAGGGTGCGGTGCTTTACGCGTTCCGGGGGGGGCTCAAGACCAACACGTTCACCAACACCTTTGTGCCCTACGGCGTGGGGATTCACCCGGAGCGAGCGAACCTGATCGTGCAGTCGAAGGAGTCTCAGGCCTTCGACAACTCAGAGAAGATCGCCGGCATCGTGGCTCACAACGCCGGCTGGAAACTGTCCTTTCCGCACATCGTGCCCGACAAGAAGCGTGGGTGGGGCGCGCGCGGCTACAATGTGAAGCGCACCGATATGCCGTACGAGGACTGGGTGCGCAGCATCCCGGGCAAGGACCCGACGTTCGTTGCGCTGGGGGAGCAGTCCGCCGACATTCTTGGGATGCACCCGGACGGCAAGTTTGTCGGGGACGACATCAACAACGAGATGAACACGTCGTCCTCGAAGGAGCTGCGGCGCGTCAACAAGATGGTGGAGGGCACGATCTTCCCGGGCTTCGTGCCGACGACGTGGCCGCTCTTCGTGGGAACGCCCTGGGTGTACGGGGACGTGCTGGATTACGTCGCGTCTCTCCTTGAGGACTACGTAGTGATCCGTACGCCCATCATCGACGAGGCGGGCGTTCCGGTGTGGCCCGAGAAGTTTCCGAAGGCGGAGATTGCCAAGCTCCGTCGGCGTGGAGCGATCGAGTTCGCTCGCATGTACTTGCTGGATCTCACGGCTGCCCAGGGTCATGTTCTCAAGCGCGACTGGCTGCACTACATGCCCTGGGAGGACATCCGGCCGGACTGGCCCCTCTATCTGGGGGTCGACTACCAGGAGGCGTTCGATGTGAAGTCGGGCGCGCACGATTTCTTCTCGGTGACCTGGGGGCGCGGCATGCCGAGCGGAACCCTGATCGAGGACGGGTATCGCGCTCAGTTGTCTCGCGGCGAGGCGGAAGAGCGCCTGCTGAACATTGCGGCTTCGATGCCCAACTACAAGTCGATCGGCGTCGAGATGGCCGGCGGCGGTCAGGCCTTCGTGCACAGCTTGATGCGTCACACGAAGCTCAAGGTCACGCCCGTGCCCGTTGGCTCCAAGAGGTTCGAGGACCGCGTCGAGAAAGAGATGGCGCCCTGGTTCGAGTTCGCGCAGGTGTGGTTGTCGAACAAGGAAACCGAGTGGATGCAGACGCTCGTCAGTGAGTGGCTCGGGTATCCGTACGCCGAGCATGACGACACGCTGGCCTCCACGTACGCGATGTTGTACGCCGCGCGATCGCACTTGCGCCCCATGAGTAATCCGGGCGCCCTGCAGCGCCCGACGGTGCGACCCGAAAGTGTCTGGAAGGACCTGGTGAGATAATGGCTGACGAAACCAAGCTCGATTTCTATCAAGAGTGGGCGCGCCACGTGTGGCAGCGTGATGAACCGCTGCGTCGGGGCTTCAACGAAATGGAGTCCCTGGCGCATCTTGCTCAGGGTCTGCCGCCCGGCATGCAGCGTTTCCAGTGGGTGCGCGAACTCAAGAACGCTGCGCCCTACAAAGCGATTCGGGGCGGGACGCGTGCGCTGTCGACGTTGAGCGAGCGCGTTCACATTGAGCCGTGGGATGACTCGGACGAGACGCGCACCAAGATCAACGTGTGGGAGCGGGTGGTTGAGTACCAGATGTTCCGCGCTTCCCAAAGGCGCGGTCCCATCATGTCCGAGGTGGTGCGGTCGTCCCTGATGTACGACACGGTTGCGATGTCGATTACTCACATCCCGTCCCAGATCGCCTCTCTCAAGGCGCGGGGCGGCAGCACGAAGCACCTGGAGGTGGCGCTCAGGGGCGGCGATTTCATGGTGCGCATGGTCAACCCCAAGGGCGTCTTCGCGACGCACTCGGACTATGGCCTCGAAAATGTCGTGGCCTGCCAGATCAAGACCGTGCGCGACCTCATGGCCGAAGAGGGCAAGAAGGTGCCCGAGCCGATCAAAGTGTTATATGACGCTAAGGACTTCGACCGCAAGTTCGCCAAGTGGTCCTTCTGGGATCGCGACTGGGTGTGCCGCTGGTTGGCGGAAGATCCTGCGGGCGAACCGATTCAGCCCGGCGCGCAGTTTGCCGTTCTCGACGAGCCGGTTGTGTGGCCGTACGGTTTCATCCCGTGGGTGTACGAGTGGGGCGGCAGCGCGATCGAGCTTGAGCCCGAGTGGCAGCGCCAGCCTCTTCTGTGGCCGGTGGCGCGCACGCGCGCGAACATCGCAGCGACGATCATCGACTCGTTGCGTGTGAGCAAGGCGATCGCTGAGTTCGGGTCGCCCGTGCACACGCTCGAGGGGCCGGACCCCGACTCGATCTCGTTTACGCAGAACGAGCCCGGGGCTGAGGTGCGCGTGCCCGAGGGGCACAAGTACACCAAGAATGCTCCGAACGACATTGACCCCCAGTTGGAGGTGATGTCGGCCGCCTTGAACCAGGAAATGGAGGCTGCGACGATCTCGGGCGTGCTCATCACGGCCGAGACGCGTCCCAACGAAACCTTCTCCGGCTACAGCATGCGCGTGCAGACCGCTCTCGGTCAGTTGATGCCGTACAAGATCGTCGCCGAGCGGGCGATGGCCCGAGCGTACTCGATCTTCTTCGACTGGGCTCGCACGTCCAAGACGAACATCAAGGGCATCGTGGCTGTGGGCGTGAATCCGCGTTCGGCCCGCAAGATGCAGGTGATTGACTATCGCCAGATCCCCGAGGCCCTGCTGTTGACGGTTGAGGCGCGCAACGACGTGCCGACGGATCGTCTCCAGAAGATCAATGGCGCCATTATGATCGCCAAGCAGTTGCGCGCGTCGCCCGTGCGCGTTCTCGAGGAGCTGGGCGAAGAAGACCCCGAGGGCTCGATGCGCGAGTACGCGAAGTACGAATTGCGCTTCGCCAAGCTGCAGGGCCGTGTTCAGCGCATTGGGGCCGAAGAGGCCGGCGTCATCGAGCAGATGGCGATGGAGAAGGCCCAGGAACTCCTCAAGCAACAGTCCGAGGCCGGCATGGCGGGTCCGGGCGGAGGCGCTACGTGGATGCCGCAGCCCGAGGATCGTATGAATCAGGTGCCCGAAGGGGCGATGGGGGGCGAGATGCTGCCCGAGGGCGGCACGAACCCGGCGGGCGGCGGCGGACCCGCGATGGGCGCCATGGGCGAAATGGCGTCGTTCGAGGGCCAGACGGGCGCAACGCGCGGCGGGGAACCTATGCCCGAGGTGCCGGCCTAAATGTTCAGTGACCACGAATGGAACGTAGAGGAAGTTGAGGCCGAGGCTTGGGCCGATGGTCTCGAGGAAGAGTTCAGGGCCGAGTTGGCGGCCGATCAGCCGAAGACGCGTCCCGTGAGCGACGCGACTGCGAGCCAGGCGCCACCTCCCGAAAGTAGCGACGTTGCTACGCAACCCGATCAGGCGGCTTACTAACATGGCGAAGGTTCAAGGCAGCGACGGCAAGTGGTACGAGGGCACCGTCAAGGAGGGCCGCATCTGGACGGCCAAGGGCAATACCGGCGTGGCGCCTTACAGCGCCAAGAAGAAGACTCTCCTCTCGTACGCGTCTGATGCGGACAAAGCGTACGCTGCTGCTCATCCCGAGCGGTACAACGTCGCCGGCGGCCCAGTGGCGGGTCTGCCGGCCGTCCCGGGCGCTCCTCGCGTGGACATCAATCGTTTCGACGCGGAGTTGCCGCCCGTCCCTGGCGTTAGACCGGGCGCAACGCCGGGTCGCGTTCCCGTGCGTCCGTCGGTGCCGGGGCCGCGTGGCTACGAGGGTGGCCTGACCGCTAGTCTGACATCGAGTGTGTCCAACCGCGTCGTTGATCGAGCCACGCTCCAGCGCATCCAGAGTTCGATGGCCCAAGTTCGCTCGCCCGCGAGCAACAAGTCTGTGGCTGGACCCCCGACGGTGTTGTCGGAGCGCGAGTTGATCGACTTCAAGTCTCGCGGCCTTATCACGCCTCAGCAGTTTCAGGCGCAGATGGAGGCTGTTCGTCAGGCTGAGATCGGGCGCAACGTTGCCGGCACCGGCCGGACGGTGGCCGCGTTGGGTTCTGCCGCGCAAAGCGTTGGGGCGTTGAGTGCGGCGCTACGCGATCGCAGCATGTCCGCCGAGACGGCGCGGGTGGCGCGCGCTACAGCGCAACAACACCTCCAGGCTGTTGGCCAACAGATTGACGCGATCGAGCGTGCACATGACGCCGGCCTGATGAACGACGCGGCGTACGAAAAGGCGATCCGCGAGCAGACGACGCTTCGTACAGAGTCGCAACGCCGCCTGCGCTTTGCCGAGGATCTCGGGCGGCAAGCGGCGGCCAGGCCGATTGGGGTCGCGGCGGCGGCTCCGGCGCCCGTCGCGTCCAACGGCGCCGTGTCTACAGCGCCGGCCGCCAATCTGGGTCCACAACTGCGCTACGGTAGCGAGTACATCACGTGGGGGAAGTCGTACGCCATCATGGCAGAGGCCATCCCGATCGCTGACGGGCTTCGTCAGTTCGCTGACACGGGCGATCTTGGCGTGTTGCCAGACGCCATTCCCGACGAACTCTTGACCGCCTTGGGGTACATGCCCAGCACGGGCGCCAAGAGCGGCAGTCTGTTCCTGTACAATGTTCCTGGCAGCGCGATCGAGAAAAACATTTCCGACTTCTACCGGATGATTACGGACGCGTCGGGCAACAAGGTGTGGGTTCTCAAGACACGGGCGTATGTTCCTCCGGGGGGCGCG